CCTGCAGGTATGAGTTTTGACCCTGATGCTGAGGAAGCAGAATAATTATAATATAAATATAGGGATAGACTAAACATCTATCCCTTAATTTTTCTAAAATATGACAATATTTTTATGTATTTTAAGTTTTCTATTTGGAATGCTTTGTTTTTATTTATTAAAAGGTAAAAAAAATATTACTTATAATAAAGAAATAGCATTTAAAAACGAAGAATTACAAAAAGAAAATGAAATATTGACAAATGAAAATCAATCATTAAAATTAGATTCTTTAAATTTAAAAGGAAATATAAAATTTTTAGAATCCAAAAGAGAAGAGACATAGAAAAGTATTATATTAATTGAAGAATAGGCAAAGCAAGCTGGAGAAGTTATTTATAAACAAAGTAAATAGATTGCGGAAAAAGAATTTGAATTATCTACTGAAAATATGCGAATTGAATTTGAAAAGAATAAAAAGCAATGTGAAGAAGAATATTTTAATTTAATGGAAGAACTTGCGCAGCAAACCGCAGAAACTATAAAATAGCATTAGGATACTTTATCTCTTTTGGAACAAAAAATTAATGATTAGACTTCTATTGTAAATGCGGCTATTCAAGCGAATAAAAGAACTTTAGAAGAAAACAATAAAAAAGAATTTTATAAAATACAATTATCTGATACAGATAAAAATGAAATTGAAAAATTGCGTTCAATAATTCCTTATTTAAGAAATGAAGAACCATTAAATAAAATTATTTGGAAAACTTATTATGAAAAACCTACAAGTGATTTAATTGGCAGATTAATAGGTACAGAAAATAAAATTGGTATTTATAAAATTACTAATTTAAATAATCAAATGTGTTATATAGGACAATCAGTTAATATTGCTGATAGATTTAAAACACATATTAAAGCTGGTTTAGGTATTGATGGTTCAAACAATAAATTATATACTGCTATGAAAAGTGATAAAGTAGAAAATTTCTCTTTTGAAATTCTTGAAGAATGTGATAGAACGCAACTTAATGAAAAAGAAAAATTTTGGATTAAATATTATCAAAGTGAAACATTTGGTTATAATATGACACGAGGTAACAAATAATATGTTTAGAGTTATTGATTCCCGCGGAAGTGGAAAGACAAAAAAGCTTATGCTTAAAGCAAAAGAAACAAATGGCGCAATTATTTGCGCAAATCCAATTGCTTTAAGTGAAAAGGCTAAAGCTTATGGTATCATTGGTATTGAATTTGTTTCTTATTCAGATTTTATTGAAGACCATTTAGATGAATGGGAAGAAGATAAAATTTTTTATATTGATGAATTAGAAATGTTTATGAAACGTTTAACTCAACATTATTGTTATAAAAATTCTATTGCTGGATATACTTTAAGTGAGGATGATTAACAGTGAAATTTGAAAATATTAGAGTATTTAATTTTGAAGGCGCACTGCGTGGAATGCGCAACCCTAAAGAGTCTTGGCATTTAAGTGATAGTTAGTTTGGTTTAGGTAATTGGGATAATGTAGTAGATGTAGCAACCGATGTCTTAAATAAGCATAATTACAATGAAGAATTACAATGTTCTACTATTACTTCTGTAGATTTAGATAAATTTTTAAAAGATGTAGTTATATATGAAGATAGAGGTCTTTATGAATATGCTGCTATTGGACCAAAAGATATGAAACTTGCGCAAACTTTGATTAAAGCAGGTTCTGAACACCGTAAATTTATGCGGCAAATCATGGTTTGTGTTGACATTACTGCTCCTCTATATTGGTGGAAAGAATATGACACCTACAAAGTAGGAACGGTAGCTAATTCAACAAGCACTATGCATAAACTTACGAGCAAACCAATTACAATTGACTGCTTTGAAACTGATGATTATAATCCTCAAATTGAAGATACAGATATTGCCTTAATGGCAGAGAATCATTTAATTCCATTTCTTGAATTTTTACGTCAGCGATATAATGATACAAATGATAAAAGATATTGGAAAGAATTAGTTAGATGGAATTCTCAAGCATGGCTTCAAACACGCACTTGTACATTCACATATGAAAATGCTTATGCAATGTGCTCTCCTAGTCAGCGTAGATTTCACAAATTAACTGAATGGTCTGGCGATGGAGATGATTTTATAACTGAAAGTTTTATTAAAATGGCTCGCTCACTTCCATATGCTCAACAATTTATCTTTATTGATGAATTAAAAAACTCTTAATTGATTTTTATAAAAAAATATGATATAATATTTATAGAAAATTAAAAAAGATAATTTGAAAGTGAGTTTTAAAATGTCTAAAAAAGCAGAATTTATTAAGTATGTTGAAATGGCAATTGAAGCATATCCTACTCCAATGAACGAAGAAGCATTGGCTTATTGGAAAGTATTTAAAAATATTGAGGTAACTGAGAAGCCAATGTTTACAGACAATGGTAAACTTGTTCTTCAGTATATGAAAGATAATCTTGATACTGAAAATTGGAAAGCAAAGGATATTGGAGAAGGACTTTTTATTTCTTCAAAAACAGTTTCAGGAGCTATGAGAAAACTTGTAACAGATGGCTTTGTAGAAAAAGTAGGTCAAGACCCCACAATTTATTCTTTAACTGAAAATGGAAAAAATATTGAAATTAATTAAAAAATGTATTAATTAAGGAGAAAATTAAATTATGAAAGCTAATCTTATTAATAAGACACATATTGAAGGTATTATTTATGAACACGCTCTTGAAGTTAAGGTTTCTGGAAAGCAGTCTAAGAATCCTGGAACTGAATTTATTTCCGGTACTTTGAGTGTAGCAACTGATAACGCAGTAACTAATGTTGTTCCTGTTCATTTTTCATATGTAACTGCAACTACAAAGAAGGGTTCTCCGAATGCCACCTATACAACTCTTAAAGCAATTATTGATGGTGCTATTGGAACTTATATGAAGGATGGTCCTGATAAGGCAGGTAAGGTAAGAATTGATTCTGCTCTTGGACTGAATGAATTTTATTCCAATAGAAATGGAACAGATGAATTGGTAAGTGCTAAGCGCAATGAAGGCGGTTTTGTACATCTTACTGATAGTTTGGCAGAAGATGAAAAGACTCGCAATACTTTTGAATGCGATATGCTTATTGAGGGTGCGGCACGTATTGAAGCAAATCCTGAAAAGGAGCAGCCTGAAAAGGTAGTTGTTAAGGGTTATATTTTTGATTTTAGTAAGGCACTTCTTCCTTTTGAATTTACTGCACTTAATCCTAATGCAATGAATTATTTTGAAGATTTGAATGCTTCTAAGAGTAATCCTGTGTTTACAAAGATTTGGGGTCGTTAGATTTCTGAAACTATTGTAAAAAAGACTACTGAGGAATCTGCGTTTGGTGATACTCTCGTTAAGGAAACGCCTACTTCTCATCGTGATTTTGTAATTACTGGTGCTGCCAAGGAGCCTTATCTTTGGGATGATGATAGTGGTATTACTGCTACTGAATTGAAGGAAGCAATGGCTGCTCGTGAAACTTATCTGGCTACTGTTAAGCAGCGTCAGGAAGAATATAAGGCTAGTCAGAATGCGATTCCGCAGGCTGCTTCTAATGATACTTTTAAGTTTTAATTAAATGGAGGTAATTAAAAATGGCTATTAATCTTTTAGGTTTGACTCCTCACAAAGTAAGCCGCGATTTGAGTGGCTATATTACCTTTATTTATGGGCCTGCCAAGTGTGGTAAAACCACATTTGGCTCAAAGATGCCTGGAGCACTACTTCTTGCTTTTGAGCGAGGATATAATGCTCTACCTGGTGTAATCGCTCAGGATATTACTAGCTGGGGCGATATGAAGTAGGTAGTTCGTGAATTAAAGAGGCCAGAAGTAAAGGAAGTTTATAAGAGTATTATTGTTGATACTGCCGATATTGCTGCTGAATGCTGTCAGAAATATATCTGTAATCAGCTTGGTATTGAAAATATTGGTGATGGCGGTTGGAGTACCAATGGTTGGTCTAAGTATAAGAAAGAATTTGAAGATGTTTTTAGAACTTTAACTCAATTGGGTTATGCGGTAGTATTTATTTCTCATGATAAAGAAAAGACAATTTCTCCGCAGAATTCTAAAGAATATCAGCAAATTGGTTCTTCTATCCAGTCTTCTGCTCTTGCTATTATTGAAAATATGAGTGACATTATTGGTTATGCGCATCCTAAAGTTGATGATAACGGAAATACTCGTATGGTATTAACGCTTCGTTCTAGTGATAATAGTGTCCGCTGTGGTTGTCGTTTTAAGTATATTGCTTCTGAAATTGATTTTACTTATGACGCACTTACCGCTGCTCTTACTGAGGCTATTGATAAGGAAGCCGCCGCAACCAACAATGCTTATGTTACAAATGAGAGAAATGCTGATGTAATTCTTAATGAATATGATTACGATGCTCTTATGGCTGAATTCCAAGCTATTGTCGGTGATTTAATGAATAAAGACCCCAATTTCTTTGGTCCTCGTATTACTCAGATTATTGATAAATATCTTGGTAAGGGTAAGAAAATTGCTGAAACAACTAGAGACCAAGCTGAATTTATTCATTTGATTGTTTTGGAAATTAAAGACGAATTACTTGGTTAATAAATATAAAAGGCAAGGTTGAAAAATCTTGCCTTGATTTTTATATAAAAATATGGTATAATATTTATATAAAATATAAAAATGAAAGGAGTATTCAATGGCTAAACATTTAGTAAAATGTTCTATTTGCGGTTAGCAATTTGATGCTAATACAGAACAATATATAAATACTAGTTCTCGTCGGTATGCTCATAAAAATTGTTTTGATTTAAAGCAAAAAGAACAAGAACAACTTGAAAAAGAAAAAAATGATTTAGAAAATTATATTATGAAATTATTTAATATTTCATATGTGGATGCTCGTATTCGTAAACAAATTAATGAATATATAAATAATTATAAATATACATATTCTGGAATTCAAAAAGCATTAGTTTATCATTATGAAGTTAAAAATGGTGATATTGAAAAAGCAAATGGTGGTATAGGTATAGTTCCATATGTGTATCAAAATGCTTTTAATTATTATTATAGCTTATGGGAAGCTAAACAAAAAAATGAAAATAAAGTAATTAAAGAATATGTGCCGGAAGTACAAGAAATAATTATTCCAATTCCAAAACGAAAAATTAAGCCAAAAAGAAAATTATTTACGTTTTTGGATGAAGAATAGGAGGATGATGTTTAATGGCATCACAATATGTAGATATACAAGCAATTATTCAAGTAATTGGATGTGTATATAATACACCGCAAATTTTAGATTTTACTGATAAATATATTATTACAGATGAAGATTTTCCAGATGAATTCCATCGTATAATTTTTGGAGCAATTTATAAAATTTATGAATTGGGAGCAAAAAAAATTACATTAGAAAATATATCAGATTTTCTATCCAATAGACCAAAAAGTGCGGCAATATATAAACAACAAAAAGGTGAAGAGTGGATTTTAAAAGCTGCTGAAACTTGTATGAGTTCAACATTTGATTATTATTATAATAGATTAAAAAAGTTCACTCTTTTAAGAGCTTATGATAATTGCGGCATTGATATTTCTGATTTATATGACCCAAATAATATTCTTGATGTAAAAAAGAAACAAATTCAAGAAGATTGGTTGGATAATGTAAATCTTGAAGAGATTGCTGACCAAGTTGATAAAAAAATTGATAATATTAGACTTCAATATGTGGATGATAGTGATGGAGAAGCCAGTCAAGCCGCCGATGGAATTTTTGAATTGATTGATAAATTTAAACAACATCCAGAAGTTGGTGTTCCATTATATGGACCATTGATTAATACAGTTACTCGTGGAGCAAGATTAAAAAAATTTTATTTGCGTTCAGCAGCTACAGGTGTTGGAAAAACAAGAAGTATGATAGCTGATGCTTGTTATATTGCTTGTAATAAAATTTATGATGAATCTTTTGGATGGATTAGTTGTGGTGTTAATAGACCAGTATTGTTCATTACAACAGAACAGGAACTTGAAGAAGTTCAAACTATGATGTTAGCTTTTATATCTAATGTTAATGAAGAGCATATTTTAAATGGTCAATATGATGGTAATGAAGAAGAAAGGGTTTTAGAAGCAGCTAAAATCTTATCTAATGCTCCACTTTATGTAGAAGAATTGCCAGATTTTTCTTTAAAAGATGTAGAAAATACAATTAAAAGAAATATTCGTGACCATGATGTATATTATATTTTTCATGACTATATTCATACAAGTTTAAAAATTCTTGAAGAAATAACGCGAAGAAGTGGCGGTATTAAATTGCGTGAAGATAATATTTTATTTATGTTATCTACACGATTAAAAGATATTTGTAATCAATATGGAGT